GGATGTCACATTATGTAAAGTAATAATTCGAAAGAGTTATCACCCGCGCAAAATGTTCTATCTGGGATAAAGAAAGTGCCGTGTATTTATCTTATGTAAAGCTATTAAATTTTTCCTCATTCACTCCCGTGGCTTAAAAGGTATCAGAGACGGGAGCTCTCTAGCCATGAATGACACTCTTATATTGATTTTATTTATAGCATGTTTTGGGCTAGGCGTGAGCCTGGCCTATGGTATGGGATACACCAAGGCCAGCGCAGCCGCGCTCAAGGCGAACAAGGCTCGCAATGCTCGGAGCTGGCGTGAGTAGCCCGGACTTTCTTAAGGGCTATGAGCTTGCCAATGACTCGATCCGCCGCTTTTGGTCAGAGTTTCCAGTCGGCCGCCTGGCAACCTTAATTGTCGAGCCGCTAACAAACTTCGATAAGGGCTACGTCACCATCAAGGGTGAAGTCTTTCGCCACTTTGATGATCCACTCCCCTCTGCTACCGGGTATGCCTTCGGCAACGTGGCAACCTATTTGGCTTCAATGAAACGCTTTTATGTTGAAGATACAGAGACAAGTGCTTTGGCAAGAGCTATCAAAACTCTTTCACCAAGCACGATGCGGCCTAGCGTTGAGGAGATGAATCGCGTTGATTACTTGACACTTGTGCCCGAAATGCCTAGGGGTGAAGTGCAAATTGAGGTTACCAAAGAGAGCGACCCTTGGACATTTCATGATGCGGTTGTCAATAGCGATAGAGCTGCAATGTCAGCAATCTTGGATGTGCCAACATGCCAACACGGGCCAATGGCCTTCAAAGACGGCGTAGGCAAGACCGGACTCCCCTACCAAGGATTTGTGTGCACTCACAAAGACAGAGAATCTCAATGCCCACCAAGGTGGCAAAAATGACCCCTCAAAAATACATTATTGATAAAAACTACGAAATTTGCCGTGGTTGCCATGAAAACTACATTAGAAAAAGCGAATACCAATGCCGCGAATGTGCACTTGGTCAGGCCTTGGAAGAAATGAAGTATTTTCAAGAAATAGTAGAAGCCTGTTCAAAGGATGAAACTCCACTCATAAAAACACGGCCAATGAAGCCAAATAGCAGACATCCGGGCAACCGATGAGTGGCGATTTCGAGCTGATAGATATCAACACAGGAAAGCGCCTAGTCATCCAAATGGATGGTACAGAAATTAGGGATCAAGTCGAAGCTCCAAAGGTTGAATTCTGCGACAAATGCCAGGAGCAAAAATCTATGGTCTTGGGTGAATTCACAAGATTTGCGGGTGAAAACATCTTGTGGCTTTGCGAGATGTGCAAATGATTGTGGCAAGGCTTACTAGGGATGAAGAATTTGAAGCTGCATCAATCGCCTTCCGGCGCGAATTTGAGAGCCCGGAGAAGGTAGATCGCAGCGTTCAAAAGGTGAACATTCATGAGTCCATAGCTCGCAATGCTGAAGCCATAGGGGCAGAAATCTCGGTGGCAAAATACTTTGGACTCAAAGACTTTGAGCCGACAGTGAACGGCTTCAAGCTACATGCAGACCTGGGTGCAAACATCGAGGTCAAGCACACCAAATGGAAAGACGGCAATCTTATTCTAACCTCTCGCGATAGAGATTCAGATATTGCAATCCTGGTCACGGGCGCGTCACCGGAGTATTTCATTTGTGGCTGGACTTATGTGCGGACGGCTAGGCGGCCAGCACGTCAGCGCGGTGATGGCTCATATTGGATCAATCAATCTGATCTCAATCCCATTGAAGATTTAGCAAGGGCAAGCTATGACAAAACTTCACTATAACTGTTCGTTATGTAAGCACGTCACAATCCAAATCGTGCGCATAGTTGCTGATACCTTGCCACCGGATGTTCATGTGCTGATGTGCACAAAGTGTGGACAACTATGTGTAAGCCGTGTGGATATCTCGACCGCGTGTCTTGCATGAATAGCCTCTTGACACACTTGACTAGGTCGGTACGATTCGTTCTCTCGACGAGAGCCGGTTTGCCGGGTAGCTCGCGGCGAACAACTCTAACCGGACTTCTATTGTTAAGCGTTGCTATAACGTCAGATGCACAGGCTTATGAGTCAAAAGATAGTTATATCTTGTATTCACATTCAAGGATAGTCAAATACATTGAATTCAAATGCTTTCATCAACTAATTACAAAAGAATCTAATTGGAATATCAATGCAATCAATGGATCGCATTATGGTTTAGGTCAAATGAAATCAAAGCATTATCGCAATCTAGATGGCTATCGTCAGATAGATGCGTCAATCAAGTACATCAGAGGCCGTTATCAAAGCCCATGTAATGCATTGACATTCTTCAAAGGCAATGGGTATCACTAATGAGTAGAGCTTGGAGCAATGGCAGCCCACGCGGTTGGCGTGTGATTCGCGAACGTGTATTGATTCGTGATTCATACTGTTGTCAGCGATGTGGTCAGAGCGAAGGCCCGATGCATGTTGATCACATAGTGCCTAAGAGACTCAATGGAAGTGACTTAATGGAGAATTTGCAAACACTTTGTCAAATGTGCAATTTGAGCAAAGGGGGTCGGTTTTTTGAAGCTCCTTTGTCACCCCCGACTCTCCATGGAGAGATATCTCCCCAAAACGTGAGCATAAGTCATGATTAAGCCGGGGTTGGTCATAGTTGGTCAAGATGATACTGATGAGGTCTCTAATCGGCTGCAATCGGTTTTGCAACCGGAATCAGCTCCACTCTTTGGCGAATCCACGCCTAGATTGCACACAACCCTGAATGATTTACCTTCCCGCGGCTTTGAAGTCATTGATCTTGCGGCTGAACTTTCCCTGGAATTGATGCCATGGCAAAAATTCGTGCTTGAACATGCGCACAAAGTTTTGCCCGATGGCCGCTGGCGCACTCCCCTGGTCGGAACAACTGTTGCCAGGCAGAATGGAAAAAGTTTTTTGATGAACATGCGAATCATTGCCGGATTATTTCTTTGGGATGAGCCCGTACAAATTGGATCAGCCCACAGGCTTTCCACATCATTTGAGCAATTCCGCAACCTTGAGTCCATTATTGCGGGAAGCGATTATCTCTCCAAGCAAGTTAAGCGAATTCGCCTACGTCACGGCGAAGAAGAAATCGAGACTTTGAAAGGCTGCCGGTTTATAATTCGAGCATCGGGGTCGGCATCGCGTGGCGTATCAGGGGTTTCAACCCTGCACCTTGATGAGCTGCGAGAAATGCGGGATTTAGAAACGTATTCCAGTCTCCGGTACACCTTGATGGCGGCGAAAAATCCCATGGTTTTGAGTTATACGAACGCGGGTGAATCGACGTCTTTAATTCTCAACCAATTGCGTGAAAGGGCCATGGCTGCAATCGCTGGAGCTGATGATCCCGAAATTGCTTATTTTGAATGGTCATCCCCCAATGACATCATTTCCCTGGACAATGCCAGATATTCAAATCCGGCTTTGGGTCGAACCATTGACGTCAAAAATATTCAATCGGTTTTGAATGATGATCCAACAGTGGTCATGACCGAGGTGATGTGTAGGTGGGTACAAACTATTTCCGGCGTGGTTGATGCTGAAAAGTGGAGATCGTGTGGAGATTCTGAAATTGATTTGGATGTAGAGAAGCTGACATGGCTGGCCATCGATGTTTCACCGGATCGCAAGAATTGCTCGCTGGTGGGAGCTCAAAAACTTGGCCAGGAAACTTTTGTGGTGAAGCTATTGCATACCTGGCAAAACGATGGGCATTTGGATGATAGAGCCGTGGCCAATGACTCTGCTTACTATTGCCGCAAATACCCAATCGAATATTTGCTTTATTCCCAAAGAGCTGCCGGATCAATTGCCACTCGAATGAAACCCGCTGGAATCCCAATTCTGGACATGGATCCAAAATACCCACAAAGCTGCGATGAGCTTTTGGGCGCGATTGATTCGGGTCGGCTACGCCATAACAATTCCAGCGAATTGACGGCGCAGATTCTTTCAGCGGTCAAATTTCCCCGTGGCGATGCTGGATGGGTTATTGGCCGACGTGGGCAAGCAATTGTGTGCGCTGCCGTAGCAACCGCCATGGTGACTCACTTTGCGACTCGCCCGGAGACGGAAATTGATATTTTAGTGGGTTGATGCTTGACAGTTGGGAAAATTCTCTCATGGGATTCAGAGACCTCTTTGTGCGCGCAGCACCCGTCGAATTTGTGACATACGACGTTTCTGCATCCCTCGCGCCTGTAACATCACTTGACGCTTTGTCACCTTTCTTCCGCAACAATCGAACGGCAACACGACAAGAAGCAATGGGAGTGCCAGCAATAGCTCGCGGCCGAAATATTATTTGCTCAAGCATTGCAAGCATCACCTTAGTTGTACGCGATCGAGTCACCGGGATGGAAGTTGATGCCCCGCGTGTAATTCGCACACCTGATCCACGCATCCCCGGAGTTGCAACTTATGTGTGGACTTTGGAAGATATTCTGTTTTACGGATATGGATACTGGCAAATAACAGAATTATTTGCAGATACGCAACGAGTTCGCAGCGTTCAAAGAATTTCACCGGATCGCGTAACGATAAACACAAACAGCGATTCAACAGAAATTGAATCTTATTCAATCGATGGACACACTCCCCTGCCACTTTCCGGCGTTGGAAGTTTGGTGGTGTTTTATGGTAACGATGAGGGCTTATTAAATCGAGCCGGTACAACAATTCGCACGGGCGCGGAATTAGAACGTGCGGCGGCGATGTATGCGCGCGAACCCGTGCCATCAATGGTTTTAAAATCCAATGGGACAGCACTCCCGGCAGATCGCATCGCAAAGCTTCTCGATTCATGGTCAAGTGCCCGACGTAATCGCAGCACGGCATTTCTCAATGCTGATGTGACAATGGAAGCCGTGGGATTCGATCCCGAGAAATTACAGCTTGCGGCAGCCCGTTCGTATATCGCAACCGAATTGGCCAGAGCTTTGGGAATCCCGGCCTATTTCATTGATGCTGAAACGGGATCATCAATGACTTACAGCAACGCGGCAACCACACGTCAAACATTGCTGGACTTCTCTTTGATTCCACTGATGAACAGCGTGACCGAAAGACTTTCAATGCCGGACTTCACTCCATCAACGCAGCGGGTCGAATATGCGCTTGACGATTACTTGCGTGGATCAGCACTTGAACGTGCGCAAATATACGAAATTCTCAATCGCGTGGGCGCTTTGAGTGCAGATGAAATACGAGTAGCAG